ACTTCGAGTCTCAGTATCATATACACCGTAACCATAATCTGCGGTTAGTGTTACTGCTGTATCTCCTTCAGTATCAAAAATGAAATCCCAAGGGGAATTGTAAGGAGCTGATAAACCTATTTTAGACGTATTACCATTAGAAAAAGTATAAGTAGCCTCATTGAAGGTACTACCTGTTATAGAAGAAGGTGAGGAAGAAGCACCAGATAAGTTATTATTAACTAGAGTAATACCAGTATAAGACCGTAGTTTATAATTTTGGTCTCCCTGTGTGTTTATGTTAATCCAATATTTATAAGGAGATAAATATAAATAAGGTAGTTGAGTTTCTTGACCAATAGCTTGAGCTGCTGCGCCAGTTGCTACAGTTTCATTAAATGTTACAACATTATCTTCAATGGCATCTAGACCACCATTTAAAGTTAATATCTTATAATATGTAGTAGACACAGGCATCCCAACTTGATATAATATATATTGTTCATCTTTATTATAAGGATTTAACACATTAGTATTATCTAATTGCAACTGATATGAAGTAAGTTCATTACCACCTCTCGCTACATCCGTTACCTTAGTGGAACATAAAGCATTTTCTCTTTTACCCCATTGTGTAAAGTAATTATCCACATATATACTTACAGTTCCGCCAGATGTATAACTACTCCAAGTAGTCGAATTTATTCCATCCAATTCAAATGTATTAGTTGTTTTATTAGCTACAGTGTATTTACCACCATTTACTTCCGTCATTCCAACTACCCCAATTATACGTACTTTATCACCATCAGAAAAACCATGTGAAGCAGCAGTTACTACAGCAGGGTTAGCCTGTGTAATACCAGTTATGGTCGCGAAACTTCCTACATCTGATATGTTAACTTGTACAAATCCTTTTTGTGTAAGGCCATCTGTAGATAAAAAGTTGTTGCTTGAACCAGTACCAAAACATATCTTTGTAGCGACATCTTTACCACCTGTAGTTTCGTATTGATTATTACCAACTGCGGGGTCATAATAAGCACTACCAACAGTTGTAGCACTATTTGCATAAGGTGAACCCTTTAATTCATACCCTAATAAATCGTTTTGTAGACCATTTGCGTAATCACCGTCTACTAGACTTAGTGTAGCACCACTATATAAATCAGGTATAATATGTTCAATTGCACTCCCAGCAGTTTGGTAAAAACTATTCATTAATACATAACCTCTTCTGGCAGTAGCTGAACCGCTCAAAGGTAAATCTTGTTTACTATCAAACCCTAAACTCCAATAACTAGCAGGAGAGTAGGTTCTTATAGTTGTGTTGGCCGCAGTCGGACTTTGCGCTGGGCCTGTATTAAACGAAGTTAAGTCATGTGTTGTACTTTCCATAACAGTAATAGGGCTATCAACAGTGTCTCCCTGTGGGAACACTACAGGTGCAATATTTTCACCGACAGCTGTAACGTCCTTTAAATCTTGGTAGAAATCAACACCTTTGACATTATCAACATAGACCTCAGCTTCTATTGCTGAACCAGAAGCCGTACCTATAATAGCATTATCACCATAGAAGAACTGAGCTTCACTAGAATCCACAAATCTATAATTTTGAACCCATATAATCATATGTTTAGGATATTTCAAAGTAACTTCATTAGCAGATAAAAATCGGCCAGCATAAGAAAAAGTAGGAGTTTTCCCGCCATCAGCAGCATAAGTCTCACCACCGGGTATATCTACAGAATTACCACCAGACACAGAAAAATTTAAATCTAAAAATGGCATATCAGTGTATAAATCTTCACTACTAGAGTCCTCTCCCATAGAATCTGTTTCAAATACACAACGCATCCCTACACCTCCATTGCTTGTTGGAAAGCCAGAATACGGATTTCTACTATTAATGGTGTTAGTTTGTTCACCAAGAGTATCTATATAAAATTTCATATTAAAAAATTGATTCATAGGTAATTTAACTACCCGAGGGGTATTCTGATTAGTGGCTGAATAAGTGTTGTCAATATTAGCGGCTTTCATTACTAATTGTTGTAACTTGCCCTGCCCACTACCACTTACTATCTTAGCCAATCCAAAACCTCTATTACTACCAGCACCAGTCCTGTTTCCATTATGCCATTGTTCATTATAATCCATAGTATAATCTTCTCTGACAATAGGTAAAGCTTGAGCATATATAAAATCGTTATCTATGTTCGCACCATCCATACCCAATCTACTCAAAACTACACCACCAACTATAGATTCATTAGTCTGGGAAGAACCGTAAGCATTATCAAACCCATACTGTAAAAAGTCTTCTAATGTAGTGTGTGTATCTAAAGGTTTATAATTAGAAAAAGTAACAACTACACTTCGTAAAAATGTCATAGCTTTTTGTCTTATAGTACTACTACTTCCCCAGTTACTAGCTTGGAACGCACTTGTTGTGTATGTTGTTTGAGGGTCATTTATAAAGCTACCAGTTGCATGTGCTGAGGCATAGTTTTGTATATCATACAACACACTAGCAGACAACTTAGCTACATTCATATCCATACTAACATATGGCATGTAAGTGCGTCTATCTCCAATTCTTGTAGAAAAAGACATATCTTGTATTATAGGGAAAGGTAGGTTATATTTAGCCATATATGCTGTTTGTGGATTTAAAGAACTTTCTCTACCAAAATATTTTTGGATTAATGCATTATCCGGAGAATAATCCCATATATGATATAGTCTAGCTGCATTAGCCCCTCCTTTGACAACATCGGATTGTAACTCTACCGTAGAGTTTACTATGGGTACATCAGTAGTGGCTGTAAAGGGGTTTTCAAACATCATCGAACTATAAACTTTATCAAAAATAGTGTTGTTATTTGTAGAAGTTACTGTATTTTCAGGGTCGGGATTGAAGGTCTGTATAGTATCGTAATGAACTAAAGCAGTATCTGCGGTACCTTTATTTAAACTTAAAAGATAGTCGGTTCTATTACCATTACGGTCTAGAATATAATACCCTTGAAGCTTTTTAGCAGTAGCTGGATGAGCATATGTCATCTGTTTCAAATACAATCTTCCATGTTTGAAACCCGGTATACCGTGTGTTTCGGGATTATATGAAAGTAGTCCGTAATTAGGATTTTTAATCATTCTGGATACGATACCACCTCCCAGAGCACTTTGTGCACTTATATAACCACCTCCACTTGAGGTCATAGCATCCAAACCTGCTTCCGTCCTACCCTCAGTGTGGACGCCACCGTTCGTTGTACTTGCTTTATAGGGGTACCAAGTATTTGCTTCCATCATTTTTCTCACCTCTTTTACTCCCACTGAACCACCAAATTTATATTTCCATGAATCATACTGTGAATTGAGTAAATAAGGGTGACCTTTTTTAACTACTGCACTAGCCCCTTCTCTGGTAAATTCTGTAACTGTTGAAAGCTCCGCCCCCACTCCATCAAAATCTTCATTAAAGTTAACAGTAGGCATAGTGTATGTGCTCACAAAAGAAGTTATATTATCACCTATATCTTCGTCTAATTGTAATTGTTCAGTGGCTTGAGTAGTACCAGTGTAGTTTGCTGTTAAGACTATTACTGTATCACTAGTTATAGAGCTTACTTCATATCTTTCTCTTGAGCCAGCAGGCCCCAGCCATACATATGCTCCTCCTTGATAATTTGCATAATAATAATAATCACCGAAAAAACCATCAGCACCAGCAAAATCCGTAGCCGTTCCAGTAACATTAGGACTTCCATTAACTAAAGCTACGGTACCAGCAGAAGTTTTTCTACTATATTTCATACCTCCTTCGGTTATTTTATAGTGATTTTTTAAAGAATACAATTGTAACGTAGGAACTGCTCCATCCCCCTCTGCTATACTCATACCAGATACATATGTTCTTAAATATCCACCAACTAAAGTATAATTTCCACGTTCTATACTTTCAGATGCATCTACAGAACCTGATAACAAAAGATAATTAGGGTCTTTACCAGTTGCTATTGAATAACGGTCATCTCTTTTATTAGAAAAATCACCTTGATTAGAATATATCATTTGTCCTATTGAGACTTGCTTTTCTACGAAAAATTTATTAGGAGTGATACTAATAGAAGTCGATGGCATTATACCAATCCTCCGAAAGAGTCTATTCCTATTGTAACATTGTTAAGTTTCATACCATTGCCTATAGTATTCTGGGTTGCACCATTATTTAAAAGTTGTCCTGCTGCCGATGGTACAAATAACTCAGGACCTTGCTCTCCTACAAGGTATGGAGCACCACTAGATGGGTATCCTCCTTGAGCCATTGGAGTTAAATATCCTCCACCAGCCTTTCCTTGGTTTTGCTTATATTGCATATACATTGGTATCGCAATACTTGCAGCTAAAGCTAAAGCACCAACACCAGTCAACGCCATTCCTCCCATAGCTGCTCTACCTATCCAAGGTGATGCTCTAGCAGCCAGCGGAGCTACTTTAGCACCTTTCTGAGCGTGATAAGCTAAGTTCATTTTACCACCTGTTTTCCATGCAGCAGCACCTGCACCTGCATTAGCTGCTCGGAAAGCTGCGTAACTCATTCCACCACTCGCAGCTCCAGCTGCGGCACCCATACCGCCCATTGAAGCTGCATTGTAGGCTATTTGTGAGGCAGTTGCTGCGGCTATCCCTCTAGATAAAGACCACCAAGCCAGTGTTGTAAGTGGTATCACTGAATTAAACATCTTGAAATAAATTATCAGTTCTAACCAACCCGGTGGTAACACTTTCATCACATCTGTTATAAGCTTTAAAGGTACATACAATGCTTCGAAAACGTTTGTAATAGTTTCACCATCTTCTGCTAAGTTTTGTAGTGTTATTATTACTTTTTGTACGGTTTCATCAAAATTTTCAATGAATACAATTGCACCTTCTTGAATTGATTGACCAAATTCTGTTAATTTTTGTACACCATCTTCTTCCACAACTATTAAATCCTTTAATCCTTGTACCATATTAACTACAGCCTCATGGAAAGCATTAATAAATTCAGTTCCTTCATAAGAAGCATCTCTTAATGCAAAAATAGAAAATACATTTGTTTTTAATATCTGTATCTGAGCAGCTAATGCTTGGTTCTGTATTCGAACCATCTCATCCAATTGTCCACCAGCATTAGCAGTATTTTCAACTGCTTCAGTAAACTCATCAGAAGCTTGAACTAAGTGAATAAATGCCGTAGCACCACGCACATTCAAGTCTTGTATCAAAGTAGTTAATAATTCTGTATTCGAAGCAGTCTCTGGTCCTACTGCCTCAGCAAATTGAGCAGCTATCTCAGTTAATTGCATCATTTCACCTTCAGCGTTTAATATCTCAACGCCCATCTTACGGAATCCGACTTCAGCATCCATAGCACTTTCAGCAAACTCAGCCAATGCCTGTCTAAGACCCCTACCTGCTATACCTGCCTCTAATGCTCTATTAGTCAATATCTGTAAAGCCCCTAACAATTGGTCAATAGATTGCCCTGTAGAGGTAAAGAAAGGTAGAGCAAACTTAACAGCGCTTGATAAATCTTGATACTCAATAAGAGACTTCTGAATAGCATAAGCGAACTTATCTGTTACCTCTGCTGCTTGGTCCATCTCCATACCGAAACCAAACAAGGTTTGTGCAGTAAGTTTAGAAATAGTATTATGGTCCCCTTGAACAGCCATAGATAGCTTCAATGTCTCAGGTAGTACCTTCATAGCATCAGTTGCGCTAAGACCTGCTGAAGCGAGCTGATAGAGCCCAGTAGCGCCGTTTTGAGTAGCAATACCGAATTCGTTACCGAATTTGATAATCTCGTTACCGACGTCAAATAAAGAATCGTTAGTTAAATTAAACACAGAGTTAGCGTTGAGAAGTTCTTTTTCAAACTCAACTAAATCGCTAGTACTTTGTTGTAGTTTGTAACCAAAAGCAGCTAAAAGTGCTACCGAGTTACGTAAAGCATCCATAAAATTATCCTTCAAAGTAGTAGCTGCACCAGATATTGCCTCACCTACGTTGCTACTTGCATTATCTTGTTCTCTCATTTCAGCTGTTATTTCTGATACCTCGCCTTCAATCTCTTTCAGAACTCTTAACCTTTGTTTTTCTTTAGTTAAAACTTTTTCTTCACCTCTTATAGTCTTTACAAGTTCACGATAAGCTTCTTTTTCTTTTTTAGTTTTTTGTTTAGAGGTTTCTAAAAGTCTTCTTTTGCGTCTTAATTCCTCATCCATCAAATTAACAATACGCCTTTGACCAGCTATAGCGTCTGCACGGTCTCTTTTAGACATTGCAGCCATATTTCTAGCCATTTGTTGAGCTGCTTTCATACCAGTTAAACCAGCAGTTCCTGCAAAAAGTTGTTGACGAAGAGGTTTAGATAATTTAGCCCTCAGTCTAGCATAATTTTGTTCTACATTTTTAAAAGATTTTCTAATTGAGTTGTTTGTTTGTTTGTTTAATTGCTTTAAATTTTGTTCTAACCTAACTCTAAGTAAATTTGCTGTTCTTGCAGCAGAAGTAGTAGTCATCGTATTTAACTTTTTTAATTTTTCTCTATGAACTGTATCTAAATTAGATGCCATAGCTTGTTGTTTTATACGTTGATGTATTGCTTTTACGCCTGCTGCTAAAATACCACCAGTTTGTTGAAGAGCCTTTCGACTCGGAACAGCCAAACCTATAGCGACACGCGCTGCGAATACTTGTCCTGCAAAACCCATTATACTCCTTGAAAGCTTTTGTTGTGTTTCACTCCTATTTTATCCTCAAACTTACGTTTTTTCTCTAAATACTTAATGTACTGAGAGCGTACGTTAGGGTTATCTTTTGCCATTTCAGACACTTGTTTTTCAGTATACCCGTCCATTGAATGTAATGCTTTGTATTCGTAGCATGCAGCTAACAAACCATCCAATTCTCTGCGGGGTGTGCTTTTAATTTCGTTCCAACTCATACCAATTTCTTTCATTAATGGTATATATAATAACACCGCCTCAGGCGATTCCAGCATCAGTCGCGAAAATTTGCTTTTGCGTCGTCCTCTACGCCTAATATTTTGTTGGTGATATTATATCTTAAGGTGGTTGGTAATAGTGCCCATTGTTCTTCTGTTATAACAGGTCCTTCTGGGGCCTTTTCATTAGCTTTCTGTAACATTTTCATAACTCTATTAGAGCCAATTTCTTGATACATTGCCATTTTTTCTTCTTCTGGTAGTTCTTCAGATAGTCCAGTAAATTTTGGTTCTTCTTTTTCTGTTAATTCACAAAATTGAAACTCCACTACTTTTCCTCTAAATTCTACCTGCTCTTTTTGCACTTCATCAGTGAGTGCGACTAATTCGTCCATAGACCAAATTTTCTTTTCTGTCATTATTTTTTCTCCTGAAGGGGGCACAAGCCCCCCTCATATTAAATTATTTTATCTATAAGTTAGCTGTGACTGTAGATGTTACGTAGTTTGCACCACTCACAACTGGGGTAACCATAGATGTTAATTCTAAAGTCTCGTCTGTAGTTCCATCAGCATTAATACTTACGCTGTGTGATGATATAACACAGTTAGGTATTGTCATAACCTCAGAAGTACCAGATAAGTGCACGTAAGCACGATATCCGTATTCTACAGTAGGTTCAGATAGACCATCGTTGATAGATGCATCGCCAACTGTAGAACCTGTTAATCCATACCTTAATTTGTCAAAAACATATTCATATAAAGGGTCACTCTTTTTACGAGTTAGTGTTAAAGTAGTTTCCTTTTTGATTTCTGCTTTTAGTGCTGTTCTCATACCGAAGTATGTAATGTCTTCATCCAAAGCTCCAATACTCAAATCGACTGCTGTTAAATCTGACTGCTCAGTCTCAGTTACAGCAGAACCTGTGTTTTGAAGTTTTACAGCAAATGTTGCTGT